AACCCCTACGATATGGCACCCTCCCCACCACGCACCATCGACCCAGCCGATCCAGGGCCTCAAAATGCGCATGCAGGACGGGGGACCAGAACACGCAAAATGCATGCAGTGCTGGCAAACACTCCGGGCGTCACTCCGGTCTGGCTGGCCCTCACCGGGCAGAGGGGACTAGCACAACCCGCCTCTACCGCCGCAGGCATCAGTATGCCGCCTAGCTCTTCAACGTGCTGTGCAGAGCACGCCTACTGAACCATAAGGTCACTCCTTCGGGTATCGTCGCCCTACGGACGTGGGAGTTCGCGGTAACTTGCGATATCCTGTGCTCAGGTACCTCCCACGCCACAATTACCCCCAATACTGATGATGGGGCACACGGAGTTCTAATTCTCTCCCTCGGCAGCAGGAGAGTGGAGTCCCGTAAGCACAAAGGCTTTTCGGTGAAACCGAATTAACTGCCGCTAAAAACCTGTACGTGTTTAACGTGGCACTTGTTTAACGTCAGCCGGTCCACGAGTCCTGACGGTGAAAACGGAACTGTACTAACGCCGGGGAATAGAAAAATTGGTTGGGTCCCATACAGAGAAAGGGATCAACCTACGTGCATAAGACAAATCAGTCGGGTTGCCTTGAAAGTCGGCACGTAGCAACGCAGACTGCTGTTCAGCAGAAAGGGCCACACCTGTAAGCCTAAGCAACTCATCGACTTCTTTACTCATCATCCCAGCGCCATCATACAACTCCTGCAACGCATCCTTAACGGATGGTGAAACATCGACCGCCAAAGACACAGCTTCAGCGAATTCGATTCCCCTGTCGCCAGCAATCTTAACGTGGGCCAATCCCAGTGCAGCAAAATAAGCGCACAATGGACCGCAATCCTTAAAATTAGCCGCACGTGCAAACATAGCAGCAGCGCCTACCTCAGAAGCCTTGTGAGGGAACTGCTTCACCAACATGCTCGTAGTCCACGAACTAGAAGCGATGTTGCGAGCAACCTCCGGAACAAATACTCCGGTGGGTCCATCCCTGTTGCACAAAAAATCGAACCCGGTAAACGTGAGCTTCTTGTTAACAAACACGAGCTTCATACGAAATCCGAGATCGGTCCATAGCTTCTCAATCTGTTGAGCGTAAGGTGTAACATCCTGAGTGGTGGAGAGAGCAGAATCATCTCCTTCAAAGGCGTACCTCAGATAGTACTCCTTCCCGTCCAGAGCAGAGACGTACTTAGACTGCAACGTACCATCACGCGCTTTCCGTATCATCTGCTCGGGTTTCTCACACAGGACGCACAACCAACAGACAAGATTGATGAGGTAGTTAAAACAACTCGTACCTCGGTGGCCTGACTGACGAATAGACTCAATACAGACTCGGATAGGGGAAAGGCAGAAGTCACCAACTTTAGCCTTACCCTTAAGCTTAGCGCTCTCCATATCTGTAAGCACAGAGTCCATCCAGGCATCAGGAACCTCCGGATCACCGCCGAGGACCTTAATAATCTGCCTCAGAATACGGTTTTCCGTCATGTTCCTTATACGTGGGTTGCAACAAGCATCCCACGCAGAGCCATCACCCTCAATCAGGTGAGCATCTTTCTGCTTCAAGTGGTTAGCTACGCGTTGCATAGCTTCGTACTTAGGGAGGTGTTTAATGGAAGCGCTCTCGAAAAAATCAAAGAGGAGCTCCTCAAAACACTTAACAGGCAAAGCCATCATCACCTGAGCACGATCACCACACTGGATAATAGGCCTAGGAGCCTTACCCTTAGCAGGAAGAGCTTCGTTAGTCTTGATCTGGAACGTTTGCTCAATACGCAAGCGGGACTCTGACACAGCTTCATCAAAAGCGTTCCTAAAACGTTCAGTGGTCCACTTACTTGAGCAAAACTCCTCAACCACCGGGTTGTCAACTCGCCACTGCTTGATCTTCTCTGGAGAGAACACAGTCTTGAGCAAGACGTTTACAGTCCTCTCAATCTTACGCACCATCCGCTTATCCGCCTTAAAAGGCAGGGGCTGGTTACGTTTCGCCATACCGGCTTTCAGATTGCCGACACTGTTATCCATAACTTCAGTAGGGATAAGGTCTGGACCAATCTGATAAGCCAGTTTCTTAGGCGAACCTGGGAGAAGATCCTTACCGTAGACCCTCCTTTCCTCACCGTAGGCATCAGCTGGAACCTGAGTACCAGCCATACCGTTCTCGGTGCCGGGGTTTGCGGTAGGTAAACACAGAGCCTGTAGTGTCTGGGTGTTGATCGTCTCAGAAGGTGAACTACCAGGACTCTGCTCACTATCACTACTTGCTGGTCGATCCGGTACAACGACACGGCGGCCTGATCGTAACAACCGGCTGACACCACGCTGTCCATCATTAAAAGCCTTCATAGCGAGCGGAGCCCAGCAGCATAAAGCCTGCTTGTACTCTTCCTCGCAGTCCATAGTGGAAAGAAGGGAAATGAATGAACCGTGCGGCCGATAGTTCGAACCGTTCGTTGTAATAGAAGCACAGTGCAGTGCACGTTCCACCTGACCCACAACCTTAGAGGGAATGGGTATCTGCACTGGTGGGTCAGAATCGGGGCAACGTAATCCGCGGACGTAGAAACCAATCCAACAAACTGCTATGGTCCGATAACAACCAAGCTGAAACAGGATGGCTGTCAGACACAACAAAAGCAGTCCCAGACCAACTGGGTAACTCGGGGTAGGCTTCTCACGAGCGCAACGCGAACAAGAACATTGCACCTCCACCTGATAGACCCAAAACTTCTCTCCGGAGCCCTCGAACTCATCATGCAACAGCTGGTACTCCTCTCTGTTGCAGTGAAAACAAGGGGCAGGGGCTGCAGAGAAACGGGCGAACATCTCTCCACAGGGCTTATAGTAGCACTACCACAAAGGTAGCCCTGGTCAGCCAACACCAGGCACTTTTACTCAATGCAGAAGAACGGGACTCCTCTGGACTTGAGC